CACCATACTTGGAAACGAATACAAAGTCACCTTCTTTGTACCAAGCTCCCTCCGGCCACAAATCCATTGTATTCCGGTTCCTAAAAGCCAACGGCCCGACTGCAATTACCTTTGCAACCTGCGTGTTGTCCTGTTCAGCGTCTTTCGTATAGTCCGAAAGTATAATGCTGCCAATTTTAGTCTTTGGTCTGCGTATTTGTACCAAAACCCGCGATCCAGTTGGCTTGATGCCAAAGTTCACATCGGGAAATGCTTCATCAATTTCTGATGATGAAGGGGTCACCACGGCGTTTGTAACCATGATCGTCGTCCTCGCTCTCTGTATTCAAAGCCATTTCGATTGTCTCAACGGCTTTCATTAACCCGGAATAATGTCCGGTCACACGCCCATACTCAAAGGCGTCTCGGTGTGCAGGGTGGCTCATCGCGCTTTCAGCAAATTCTTTTTGCTCTTTCTTAAGCGCAATGAGTACCCGCTCTATTAATGGAAACTCAGCAAGCCTTGCCACCGCGCTTTAGTCCTTTCATAGACTTCTGGCGGTCGTGTTTAGCATCCATTGGGGATTTTTCCCATGCCTTCATAGACATATGGTGCTTCTTTGCGAGTTTCTTATCTTGGGCCTCGTCCTTTGCAGAACCTTCCCAAGCCATGCCACCCTTTTTGAATGGCATTGTCTTCTTAGCTGGCTGCTTTGCGTCTTTAGGCTTGTTATCCAAAAGACCACCCATCTTAAAGGCAGTTGTTTTTCCCTTTGGCTGTGGGATAGCCATACCCATAGCCATGCGCTTATGCTGGCCCATTGATTGCTTCATCATTATCCTTGTCCTTTTGCTATGCCAGTACCGTTTTTGAGGTTGGTACGATGCCCAGCCTCTAATTCAGACGCAGCAATAAGCATTGCCGTCTGGTTGTCCTCGCGGTTCATTTGTTCCCGCGCCTGAATATCTAATTGTTTGTTTTGCGTATCTGCCGCGATCTTCTGTTGGTTGGTCTGGTTGGCCATTTGATCGGCCTGAGCCTTGCGTTGCGTTTCAGCTGCCTGAGCTTGGATTGCAAGCTGCGTTGGATCAGGCTGCTGTGGTTGGTATTGCTGCATCAATTGGATAGCTTGCTGGATAACCTGCGGCACGGCGCCCAAGGTCCGAGCTGCTTCTGCCTCAACGTGGGCATCGGCTGCGGCCAACATCCGGTCGAAAGCCTGATCCACGTCTGGGTTTTTGGGGTCCATAAGGGCAGAAATATCTTGGCCAACTGCCTCAGATGCAATCCGTACCGTCTCAGACACATACCAAAGCGCGATATGGTCTTTAAGATGGTTGAGCATTGGCGGGATAACAACAGGGGCAATTATACGGCTACCACCCAATAATGGATTAGAAATATAGCTCAAATGCACTTGGATATGAGCCAAGTGATCTTGTTCAGGGAACGCAACAATAGGCGAACCCATTGTAGCTGCTACGTTTTCATTGACCGCATTGAGCTTTTGCGGCTCTGGAACCTTTTTAAGCAGACCCTTGGCATTTGGGATCTTGGTCCGGTCAAGAATCAGCTCTTCTACCTTACGGAGATCGTAAAGGTCAGGCATTGCCTGAGCGCGTTGCTCAATAATCTGGAGCTGGGCAAAGCGTTGGACTTCAGAGAAGATGTTCGGGTCCGATACTGGGATGACATCCATCGGACCCTCAAAGTCCGACCGACGGACCATAAGCTCACCCGTCTCGTCGAATACTTCATCTTCTTCCAGATACGTCTTGTTCAGGCGGTGAAGAATCTTGAGCGTCCGGCCCATAGCGTCATGGAGACGGGCGTGGATGGCGTTGAATACTACCATGCCCTGCTCGATAAGGGCCAGCGTTGTGCCAACCGGAAGGCGGTCAGGATTGTCCGAAATGTCCTCGAATGTCGTGCGAACCACACCTTTTGCGGCATCAACGAGGAAGCCCATAAGGGTAAAGAGCGTCTGCGACGGGCCGGGGAACGGCAGCGGCATAAACGTCTTGCGGATGTCGTCGTTGTTTGGGGTGCCTTCGACTTCTAAAACCTGCGTAGGCTGGACATTGAGGCTTTGACCACCGCGTGATCCGCCCTTGAGCTTCAGACCAGTCTGTGCGTTCTGGATGTGAGCGCTATCCATAAGGGCGCGCAAAGAACCCGTAATGGCGGCTGATAAGCCACCGATCATATGGATAATGCCAATCGGATACGCACCACGCCAAGGAACGAATGGATACTCGACGATCCAGTCAAGCGCTACCTTGCGCGGGTCTTCCTCGTCCCAGTTGCGGTAGATGGCAAGGATTTCTTTGCTAACTTCGTCGATTGTGACGATGTACGGCGCAATTTCGCCTTTGGTCTGGTCGTCTTCCGGGATTTCGCACTCAACATAGACTTCAAAGATTGTACGAAGACCGTCATCATCGTAATAATCGTACTGCTCACGGCCTTCAATCTTGTCATTGGCCTTTTCTGCCCGTGTCTGTTCTGGGGTTGATGCTGGAATAAGATCAATGTCACGGTACAAGCCAGACTTTACACGCCGATCAAACTCAAGCTGGGTGACGGCTTGGCGATGCGTTTTACGGTCGGAGGTATAAAAAGAGGTCGCCGCATAAGGCAAATACATATCATCAATGGTGATAAGATATGGCTTTGGGCGCTTTAGGCGGCGGTCCCAAGTCAATTTAAGGTATTGTGCGCCACCAAGTGGGACTTGAGTAAGCAGCTGCTCAAGCTCATTACGGAACTCAGGCATCTGTTCCGTAACCTGCCAATTCATGTAACGGCTTTTACGCTTTGCCTTTTCAGCTTTTTCGACCGTTGGTTCGCCAATGATCTGTTCTTTGATTGGACCAGAGTCTGGACCAGTCCTTGGGAATAGCTCTTTAATGGCTCAGGCAGCAAAGTCGATTGAAACTTCCGTCAGGATTGGATGGACAACCTTAGAGGCGCCTTGGAACTGCGCTCCACCGGGGGCGTCGTTACCTAATCCTGTACGCTTTAGCCCTTCCTCGTACTGTTTATCACGAAGACTACGAGCTTCTTTATCCCGTGCGATAGCATCAAGCAGATCGTTTGCCAGCTCTGATAGGTTAGATTCATCAATTTCTTCAGCAAGGTTTGCATAGAACTCAGGATTTTCATCTACTTCGCTCTCATCATCAAGCGTGACAATAGCGCCACCGTCTTCGGTGTCTTGCACATCATGCTTCTCAATTTCAATGTCGATGAACTCACCGCCCTGTGGCTCGTCCATGTCAAGATCATTTTCCATTTACTTCTCGCATCCGGTTTAGGGGGCTAATCATGCCACCTTTTGCTGCCGTTTTGTAATAGGTTGCTTCGGGGCCGTAACCGTAGCGCAAAGGATTGGTTGGTGCGCCAACATAAGTCCTTCCAAAATTAGAAGCAAGTACCGATGGCGCTACTGGAGAAGTAACCGTTGGAGCGGTTGTTGCTGGAGCCAATGCTGAAGCTAAAATTACAGGAGGAATAATATCTGAAGCGTTTTTACCACTTTTGGGTGGCGGTTGATACCCGGGCTGCATTGATTGCCCGTTTAATTCTGGATTACTGTTATATCCAGCATTGTTATTAATAGCGTTATAGGCTGGAGTGTTAAGGCCAACAAATTTAGGGGCAAACAAATCTTGTAAAAAACTATCGATTTGTCCACCCAAATTAACTTTTCCATCAGGCCCAACAACTTCAGGAGCGCGTTGGCCTAGCGCCATGTCAGCAACGGAATTGGTAGGACCGGGGGCTGGCTGGCCAGTAATTTCTGCAATCTTATTATTGTAAGCAGCGATAAGGCGTGGGTCTTCCACACTGTCCACTGGCATGGCCCGAAATTGATCTTGGGTTAAACCACTGTAATCTTGGGTATATGGAGTTGATGTCTGGTTTGCTACTGTTGATGGCGCGCTGGGGAATAGTGTCCCACCGACTGTTGGACCGCCAACTAATCCAGATAGAGTATTTACAATGCCAATTCCGGGGACAAATCCTACAGCTGCATTAGTTATGTTTTTGGGAGCCTCATCCACAATAGATTTGACAGCCGTTTCGAATGGAGTTGTCGGAGCTGGCGGGGTGACTACAGATGCCTTGAGCTGCTCATTCATGTCTTCAGGTCTAGCTGGAGGCAATGGGACGTTAGCAAGGGATGCCAATGTCTGGGCAGCGGTTGGGGCTTCTTGGTTAAGATCGGCTGGTCGAGCTGGAGGCAAAGGAACATTGCCCGGCAATGTGTTCAGGGTTGGTGGGTTATCTTCTGCCTTTGCTTTGGGTACAACCATATCCACAATTTTAGCCATAATATTGTTGGCTAAAGGGTCTGGTGATGGTTGCCCGCTGGCTGCTGCCATCAAAGCATCGTACCCAGATTGCCCTTGTTGTTGAGCAGCCTCGTTCATGGCTTGCTCTGCGGTCTTGTAGCCCATGATGGGATTTTGACCCATGCCCGCAAGTGCAGCTTCTCCGGGAGAAACCATTGCAGGGCCAGTGCCGGGGGTTTGGGCAAAAGATGGTACGCCTGAAAAGCTGACACCAGAATACTCTGGACCAAGATTATCTGGACGAGGAGTTGGCATTGGAGTGCCGGGGGCTGGTACGCCACCCATAGCTGCAAGGTCCGCTGCCATCTGGGGAGACGGGATAGCACCCATAGAATTTAGAGCCTGTCCAGCAATCTGGGCTGAGTTGGCACCAGAAAGGGCTTGATCGCTCAATCCGTTAGAGGTTGGGTATCCTGTAAACCCACCCGTCGGGACGATACTGCTGGGGAAAGCGGCATTACTGAATTGGGTCGTCGCGGGTGGCTGGCTTAATTCAGCTGTGTTGGTCGCGCCTTGAAGAGCGCCAGTTGCTGTAGGCTCACCACGGGTATTAAATTCTTTTGGGGTTTCAGCATATCCGGGAGAGTTTTCAAGTCCGGGTCCGATGGGGGCGTTGTAATTGTCGGACACATCTCCACTGGTGTCGCGTTCTTCATTGCCGCCTCCACCACCGCCGCCTCCACCCCCACCACCTTTGGGGACGTTCCAAAGGGAATACTTGTCTAACAATGTCATCATAGGACAGATTCCTTTTGGACCCGCTTACCATTGTAGTAGCGAACGTATTTGATCTTTTTACCCCAATGGCCCAATTCCAGCAACCGATGTCTGATCTTGAAGGCTATTTTTGTCCCATGTCCGTAGGGAGACACGATATCCACCAGAACAAGGTTGTGACCATTGTTAAAGTCCTGTGGTCCGATCTTGCGGGTTCCATTCAGGAAAGCATCCAATGAGGCGTTGCTCATATATGCCCATGTTCCAAATCCGACAACTTTGTCATTTTCACGAACAACAATGCACTGACCGGATTCGATTGGAGGCAAAATAATGTTAAAGATATCCTCGACGTACCACTTTTTGTGGAGTCGTGATTGGCTCATCAAGGATAGGATGTCTTTGATCATTGGCCGGAATGAGCCATGCGTTGAGCCATATAGCGGTCAAAATCCAGTCCCCGCTTACGGAACTCTTCCCTGATCTTGGAGATAAGCGCTTCAGGGGTTGGCTCATCCACATGGCCACCATGCGCCATATTGAGCTGCCCACTCATGGCAAGAGGCGATGTACCCATTACGGGTGAACCGGAAACCAGACCACCTGCTTGCATCAGATTTCCGATCTGGGTCTGGGTATCTTTACCATCGGACTGGTTGGCCCAGTTAATGGCGCCACCATCAATGAAATCAGATTGCATATGGATTCACCACTTCTGCTGGGGGACGGTAATCAATTTCGGGCTGCTCACTGACAGAGATATTAGCATTATCTGCTATCCACCGTAAAGCCTGAGTCGTGGAATCCACATAATCATCGTGCCTAATGGACCCTTCTCCTCGGAACGAGCATAACTGGGAGATAATCTCATCCGTCCAAGTTGCGGGTACACCCGGCATTTTCTTGGACTCAACCACATAGACTAGGCCTGAAGCAAAGAAATGCGAGACGGCGTGAAGACGCTGGAGCTTAGATGCCTTTCCGGGATTATAACCAAATGGAAAAATTCCCTCTCGATAAAGCGTTTGCCGAAGGGATATACCGGAACCTTTGTCTTCGATGATAAGATGATCTGGCTTTTTGCCCATGTTGTAGGGCTTCCTTGATCCAAACTGGGGCTTGATAACGGCATTGAACTCTTCATCACCCCACCTAACATTCATTTCTTTTTTGGCTCGATCAACAAGGTCAGGAAACCCCAGATGATCACTCCAGCAGTCCAGAAGAAGAAAACCAACCATACCATCATGGTCAAAATACCCCCAAACAGTACACGCTGTAGGGTCGGGATCACCGCTCTTTTTGTTCTTGGTCTTCTCGGTAAAAGCCGTATCAAGGGACACCACAATCATCTGGAAAGGAGGCAAAGGCAGGGTACGGGGCCAAATACTGAACCAGTCCCTCTTAATAATCCCACCCTCTTCAGAGTCAAGCAGCTCCCCCATCAACTCCTGTCTGCCGATCTTCGTACCATTATATTGCGACAGATTCTCAAAAAAGTTGGCTGGCAGGTTCTTTTCATTGTCAAAAGTGCTGCCTCGTATTAGAATAGTGTTCTGCAAATTAACAATCCGTCGGACATGAGCCACTGGCCTCGGCGTTGTCGTCCATACCGTCTGGGGATTATCACCAAGGCGCATACCAAATTGAAGCATATCCCATACTTCGTCGCCATTCTCCCAAGCCGCAAGCTCATCCCCCCAAGCCCAATGGTGCTGAGGACCACGCAGACGATCCGGCTCACTGGCCGAAAACCCCTGCATTGTCGATCCATTCTTTAGCCGTATCTTCAACTCACTCTTATTGTAGCTCTCAATAATAGAGTCAGGCATCTGAGCCAATAAACCCGCTGGCCCCTCAATACACACAGACTGGGCATCATACCGGGTAGGAGCAATAATTGCCCCATACGACTTAGGATTCTGCCACGCTTGCCACCAAGCCCAAGCAGCTCCCATCCTCGTCTTACCAAACCCACGGCCAGCCAAAGCCCCACAGTAAGACCAGTCCGTAGTCTCCGGTATTACCTGATTAGGCCTAGCCGTCTGGAGCCATTTAAGCCTAGCCAACACAGCCTCTTGGTTGATTGGATCGAGGTGTGCGATATTATTGCTAATGGTTTCAATGGCTTGCATAAATCATAACTTTGAAAACGGGTGGGTGGGGAGTATAAAAATTCTAGGAGGATCCCGATGGGGGGTGCCACCCCGATGGACGCCACGTCCTATCCAGAGATGACGCCACGTCCACTTTTAGAAACTGCCTGCTTCGAGCAATGTCGGTTCCGGTGTCACGTCGATGGCCTCTCTTGTCCTAGCAATCTCAGCCAATGCCTTAAGAGCCTGACCGATATCTGTTTGTATTTGCAGGGGATTTTCCTTGTCGCCCTTCATCTCGATAGATGACAGCCTCGGATGGACATACGGAGCAGCAGCGATGGCGCACTGGATCCTATCAGACATCTTGGCTTCTTTCAGGTGCATGATGGTCATCAAGAACGCAAGCGGAGTAGCCTCTGGACCTGACCCGATAGCATCCATCACCTCATTAACCTTAAATTTCCTCATATTTCGGTCAGAAGTACCCGCTTTCCTACCTGCTCCTACCCTTCTCCCACCCCTCGCCATGCCTAACCCCTTGAAACTTGCTTTTGCTCGTTTTGATTATAATCAATTAAGGATGATTGTCAAAAGCGTTAGCGTTGAGTTTCCACCTTCCTGAGCTGATCCCTCCTGATGGCCTGTTTTTGCTTCTCCAGAGCCTCCCTGAGCCTGTCTATTCCCTTTCCCTGTACCTAGAGCATGACAACAAGGAGCAGCCTTCTGCGGCCCTTTATTTTGACCGCCTCCTGATCTCCTGATCCTGTCTTGATGACAACCCCTCCGGGCTTTTCTGTAGCAGGTAAAAGACCCGGCGTTTTGCCCCTGTCTTGTCCTGACCTTGCCCAGCGCCTGAGCTGTCCGGTCTACCTGCCCTCCCTCCCTTTGATGAACTACCCATCAAGAGCAGGTGATTTGCGGCCTTTGCGCGATTTGTTCGCTGACCTACCGGAAACCGAATCAGCTAAACCATTGACAACACTATACGAAAAAAACCGCTTGACTACAAGACGGACGTAGCGTCCTAGTATTCCAGAGGACGCACCGTCCTAGGCTGTTTGACATCGTAAAACCTGAATACTCCTGACGACAGCGGGAATGGATCGGCTCCGGCCTTTCCCTTCTCTCGGTCGCCAGTGACCGAAAACAGGAGAAACCACCATGAACGACAGCCACCTAAGAACAAACGCAGACGGCACCGTTTGCAGCTATATCGGCGAGGACGCTACCCGCCTATTTCAAGCCAAGGTAGTGAAGCAAGGCCTCAGAGCTTGCAAGCTCGGCATGAGGCTTTCACGCAATGCCACGCCGACCACGCTTTTCGCTTTGACGAAGCAGTTTACCGGAAAGAGCTACAAGCGCGGCCAATATGACCTAGCTATTGCTGACCTCGACATCTGGATAACAACCATGCTTCACGCCCTACCCATCGAAACGACAGGAGCTTAAACCATGATCAAGACCTTCACCGTGACCGCCCCGAGCTACTGGGCCTCTTACTATATCAACGACGATGCCTCGGGCCTCGAGGACGATGAGATCAAGGCAGCGGATGCCTTTTTCGACTATCTCGCCAAAAACGTGCCGAACCTGAGCTGCGTTGATGCTGCTTCGGATGACTTCATTGACTACCATGACGCCTTTGATTTTTACCCTTATGGTTCGGACTGCTCAACCTATACCTTCCTTGTCGCCGAGGCCGATATCACTCTCGAACAGGTTACCCAGTAGCAACAGCTCGAACGCATCTCACAAGGTGCGTTCCCACGGTTGCTAATGACCGAAAACAGGAGAAAAACCATGCAAGCCTACATTGAGCTTCCACACGGAACCATCATCACCACAACGAACCCGCAGGTTTACAGCGGCCCCTTCCTATCAGGTAAGCGCCTTAGCAAGACTGAAGGCAAAAAGCGCCTAGAGCAGCAAGCCCGAGACAACTTGCTCGGACTAATCAGCCCGAAGGATACGGTCTACACCGTTCTAAGGTCGGTTTCAGCTTCTGGTATGAGCCGAGCCATTGATTTTTACATCATTAAACAGGATCACCCCCTTTGGATCACCGGACTGGTTGCCAGTTTGCTAGGACTGAAAAAGGCCAAGGGCGAAGGCCTGACGGTCACGGGTTGCGGCATGGATATGGGCTTCGCCACGGTCTACAGCCTCGGCATGGCCCTTTGGCCCAACGGCACGCCTGAAGCCCACGGCACCCGCAACGGACAGCCCGACCATGACGGAGGCTACGCTTTGAAACAGGCTTGGCTTTAGTGACAACAGCGGGAGCGCATCCCTCGGGGTGCGTTCTCTCG